GGGTCGGACATTGCGCGGCCAATCTCTTCCGTCACCTGCCCGTAATCAGTCATGCCAAGCATCCGGTCGATTCCGGTTGTGTTTTGAGCGAGCACGTCGTTGACGTGGATGGTTGCGATTCCGTCGGACACGGCGTAATCTTTGCGCTGGTTCACGAAGTCGCCGATGGTGAGATTTTTCGGCATCGCTTCCGCCTTCGCACGAAGGTTTGCAAAGCGTTGCACGAATGCCGGAATTGCCGTTGGCAGCATGGCCAGCGGTTGCGTCAAGATTGTCTCAGGAATTGGAATCATTTTGTGCGTTATTGTTGTCTGATTCTGTCGAATCTTCGGTTGCGTCTTCCGGTGAATCTTCCGCTTCAATCGGCTCCGCGGGCATCGCTCCTTTTTGCTGCGTTGCGCTCATCGCGCTTCCCGGCGGGAGAGGCCGCCAGCGGTTCGCAAGCTGCTTCGCCTCTTCCGGCGTGTAACCTTGCAAAACAGCTTCATCTTCAAACTCGCGAAACTCGCGAATCCATTGCCGGATATGCGTCAAGTAATCTTCGCCTTGCTCGTCGTAGATTAGGCGCATTGTCGCCAGCCCGTGATTGAGTTCTTCAATGCGTGCTTTTGAGTCGCGCCCGTTATCAAGCGTGACTCGACGTGGGCGGCGGTATGCTATGCAGTCTCTCCAATTCTGGGGCGGTTCCGCGAGCAAGCCCGAGGCAACTCGCCATTCGATAAACCGAATGATGAACCGTTCAAACCATCCGTAGATTACTTTGTCCGCGAGAAGCGAGAAAGCCGCGTCAGCCTGTGCGAAGATTCCGCGAGCGTTTGCGCCGCCGAGCTTGTCGCGACTCCAGAAAAACTCAACTGGGATTCCGGTGCCTGCCGCCGCGTCACGAAGCAAAAGGTCCGTCACGTATTCGTTGACAAGTGGCGACGGAGTATTCCCCGTAATAAGCTCAACCTTCCCGTCGTCTCCCATGCGGGCAATCGCCGCTCCTGCGCCTTGGTAAAGGTTTTCCACGGCTTGCGTGTCCACTTGGTCAACTCCCTCAACTGGTGCCGCAAGTGCCGCCATTGCTCCGCGTCCCTTTGCTGCCTTTGTTCCCTTGATAATAAGCGAAACAAGCCGCTGCGTTTTAGCGGTCTTGGTTTCGAGACGCTTTAGCTCGTGAATGTCAACTAGATTGTTTACTCCAGGCGCAAGTGGTGAAATCCCACGGCTTTGATTTGTGCCCTGCGCGTGGAAGATGTGAGAAACATCCCGTGCGTCGTAGGCTTGAAACTCTGTGCTTGCCAGCCTGACGTGGTAATACCGCGCCCGTCCAAAGTCGCCAAGTTCGATTCCGTCGTGGATGCCTTCCGTTGCTTTTCCGTTTTGCTGCGGCGGCGTGGCAATGTCGTTTGGTTCTATCGCATAAAATGCCGGACAATCGCCAACGCCAGAACGAGGTGAGGGAAAGTCTGGGTTTTCGGAATGCAGGACGAAAGCCTCGCCAATGATTGCAAGCTGCTCCGCAATGTGCGCCTGCATTTCGTAAGCGTTGCGGCGTCCGGTAACGTCGCATTGCGTCGGTGTCATGCAGTAATTCTCAAGCGCAAGGTTCGCCGCCTTGTTCCAATCGGCATTTTCCGTGTTAAAGCTCGCAAAGATTCCACGCCCTACGGTGTGGCGAGCGATTCCACGGCCCCACTCCTGCACAATTCCAAAGTTTTGACGGCACCACTCTACTTTCTCAACAATCCGCTTGCGAGTGTATGCGCTGAGGTAAAGCCGCGAGTCCTGCGGAATGAGAAATTGAACGTTTGCGCGGTCAATAGACGAATCAACTGTTTCACGGTAGCTCGTCGAGCCTGCCCCTAGTTTTTTCGGCTGTTTTTTAGGCTTCATGGTAAAACATTTGTGAAGCTCGCAACTGTGAACATCGGATTGCCGTCGGCTGCGTCCATCGTGCGTAACGCATCACGGCAACATTTGGCGACAGTCGCAGCGTCCATGCCGATTTGCATGGTGTAGCTTTTCCCGTTTCGGCTCCCGCTTGTCATCGAATCAATCACTCCACCGCCCGCAACAATCTTCGCCTTTGCCGCCGTCAATAAGTCGGTGACAAATGACTCGTTCCCATCGTCAATCTCGTCGATGAGAAACTGTGTGAAATCAGCGTTTGAAAGCGGCATCTTTTTGACGCCGCCTTGTCAAAACTAATCCGATTCAATTACCCTGACGCGATTGCGATAAAGGTTATCGGCAACGTAAGTCGCCAGCTTCGTAACGTATTCTTCCGTAAGTGAACCGTCAAAGCTGTGGACTAGCTCATGAATCAGCGTGTCGAGCCTCGCTTTGCCTTTTAGCCGCTCGTCAATCTCAATCAAGCCGTCAGAATGGCAAAGCCCGTCTGCCCGTTCGCGGCCTAGTTTTCGTTCGATGATTTTAGGAGGTTTTTTCATTTCCGCTGAATTGACGCCAGTATTCCAAAACCCTGTCTCCAATTTTGTTCTCAACAGGATTATCCATCTGATTCAAGACGCAATGCCAATATCCTGTTGCCAAGTCGGAAAGAATATCCTCGGCATAGCTCAATCTGCGTTCTACATATTCACGGGATTCTTTTTCAAGATCATCGTGAAATCCGCGAATCCATAGCTTCACGCATGCCTCGCATACCGTAGAACCGTTTGGCAACTGCCATCCGTCTTTCGGCCCTACTTCTCCGACTACTCCGCCGCAATTATCACATGGTGGATTTTGATTCATTAGAAAATTGCGTTCGACGATTTGCGGTTTTCGTGGCATATAATACGAACAGAAATCGCCTAATCCTTGTTAGATGCCGACGCGGTTCTGTATTCGTCGGTTGCAGCCACCACTTCGTCAAACAGTCTATTTTCCTCGTCCGCTGTTTGTGCTTTCGAGTGCGCTTTGATTGCTGCTTCGTAGCGCCGCTTACAGGCATCTAACCATGCGCTGCACCTAACCCGCTCCTGCTGTTCTGCGTTCGATGTGTCTGTGTTCATAGATTGTCTTTCTTGCGCTCCACCGTCTCCGCCGGAGCGGGTAGGTGAGCTTGATTGTTCTGCGCAGCCTCCGCTTCTTCGCCCCACGCCATCGGTTTCTTGAGGAGGTATTCTACGATCTGGCAACCCACCGCCGCCACTTGCACGGCTTCCTTGAGCACGTTGTCAGCTTCGGGGCCGCCGAATTTGTGATGCAGACACGCCTCGGCGAGTTCCCCGGTTTCTTCGTGGAGGATCGCGAGCCACGTCATCATGTCGTGGTTTTGCTCTCCCCATTTTGCGTGCTGTTTCTGGCGCTCGGTCAAGAGAGCCACCACCGCCCCCGCCACCTGCGCAGAACAGGGCATGGAGCGAACTATCTCCGCGATTTTGTCTGTTGTGTTCATAAAGTCTCTCGGCGCGGAGCTAGTCGCTCATCGCCCGCGTTCTGCGTTTTCAAAACACCTTCCCTCCAATAACCTTCAGATTGCTGACCTCAAAATCCCCGTTGCGGTCGGTTTCGACAACGGCAAATCCGTGGTTCCATTTGTTAACGACTGCGTAATCCGGCTGAAGTCCGCAAAGGCATCCTGTCGTCCAACACGAAACGACTTCTTTCCTGATTCCTCTCGCTTCGGTATGCTGTGAAGTCTGATGAAAGTGCCCGCACATGGACGTTTCTGCAGTTCTCATGAACATTCCTCGCGCCGGATTCACGGGATTGCTGATTCCTTTCGGAAGTTCGTGCCCGTGAATGATGTTGAGCTTGCCCAGTTGTGCGAATTGCAACAGTTCGACTTCTTCGATGCCCTTGCCATTAAAATCCAGTAGTCGGCTTAGTTTGAAATCCTCAACGCCAAGTAACTCCGGTGCTTTCCGCCGCAAGTAATCCTCAGACCGCGCCTCATGGTTCCCGTGCTTGAAGACAATGACGGCTTTCGGGAATCGCTCGCGAAGATATGCAAGCCCTTGTTTGACTGACTTGATTTCTCCCGCCAAGTCTCGTTTTCTAGGGTCCGGTTCCCATCGTGAAAGCGCGTAGTTTTCCACCGTGTCGCCGTTCAAATACACGATTGTAGGGTTGATTTTCCTCCCGTAAGCAATCGCCGCCGCAAGTGCTTTCTCGTCGTGATGTGGGAAATGAATGTCAGATAGAACAAGGATTCTATGTTTTCCATCAATCCGGAACGTCTCGCGAACCCCGTTCACGCTTTTCGGCATGGATTCGATGAACCGTAATGGCTTTTTGTCTGTCGCACATTTGCGTTCCTCATTCCCTTTTGAACCGCGCACTAATCGAATGCAACAATAAGCTGCGTTTAGTGATGGGAAAAGCTGAGGGTGCTTTTTAATAATTGCCTTTGCAACGGTCAAATTCCCGTGATTTGGGAACTTTTGGGAAAACTCTGTTGCAACTGACTTTTTGGTGAAGGTTTTCATTGTGCTCCGCTTGCAATAAACGCCTTGGCTTTCATCCGTAGCAGTTCGATTTTTTCCGTGCGCGTCAGAAAGTCCACAACGTTCTCGCGGCCCCATGTGTTGACTTCGCGGCTTGTGTCAAACGAGAACTTCAAGCTAAACGGCATCGGCGGCAACTCGCTTTTCGGCTGCGGTTCCGGTTCCGGCAATAGCTCCGCGTGCCGGAATGCGTTTGTGAGTGCCAGCGGAGTAGGGTCAACGGCTGTTATAACTTTGTCGCGATTGTTCCATTGATGCCGGAACTTGTTCGCCTGCACAAACGAGAACGGAAGTCCGATTTTATCATAGACCTCTTCCCATTTCGCTCCCTTGTGCCGCTGGTAAAGCTCCTCCAATAGCTGCCCGAGTCCGGCTGTCGATTGAATCGCGCTTCCGATTGCGGCCATTGCTTGCGGCATAATCTCGCGTTCCAGAGGCTCATACCGGCCAAGAATCGCCGCAATAATATCCGTTTCCGGCATCTTTTTCAGTGCCGCGTCGTCGTAGAATGACAGGCTGAGTTGTTTTTCGCTCATTTTAGTTGTATGTCGGTCGCCACTTCGTTTTCTCGCGAATCTTCTGCGTCCCCTGCCTCCGTTGCGCTGCTTCCTCGCAGTATTCCTCTGACTTGTCAGCCGGGTTCGCGATGCCTGGGTGCATCGCCTTAATTTGTCTGTAAGTGTGACTGATGCTTGCCCGATGAAGTCCAAAGTCACTCCCGATTTCCGCCAAGCTGCGGCCCTCGATTCCAAAAAGGCGAAGATAAAGAACGGCGCGAATAGCGAAACGTTTGTCCGTGTCTTTCGTGAATGCTCGCAAAAGTTCCATTGCCATCCGGCTCCCGTCTCGTCCGGTGTTCGGGTCGATTCCTTCAATCCCCTTTTCCACCAAATACCGCGTGAGCTTGCGCCATTGCTCGCGATTTACCGGCAACTGTCCAGCGTATTCCGCGAACGGTTCGTGCAACAAATCCGCCGTGGAATCAATGCCCATTGCCGGCGTGTAGCTCGCTCGCGGATCGTCGCTGGAATCGTGGTTTCTCATGTCTGCTCTGTTTCTGTTTTCGGATTATTACGCCTTTCTTTAATTAGTGTCAAGCGGCTCTCCATAATGTCCGCTAAAACAACCTGCATCTTTTCGCAGTCGCCTAAGTGGTTGTTTTTTCTACGACTCACCCACTCGTCCCCGTCTTTGTATTCGTCGGTCAACTGCGCTTTGTAATCGTCATCGATGTTAATCGGCAACCACCAATAAACCGCGTTGTCTCCGGCTTGCCCGTGCTTGATTGCATCGTAATACAGCCGCTCTGCGTAGTGGCTACTCCAGCAAAGCAGGAGCGTTAATTGGTCGTCATAAACGCTACGCGGGCGGATGCGGTTCCATTGCGTCTGAATTGGTCCGCTTCCCTTGTATGGGTCGAAAATGCGTGTGCGCTTGTGGCAAAACTCGAAAACTACGTCTTGGTCATTGCCTGCGTCGATGATTCCAGCGATGCACCGGAACTGATGCACCTTGCCTTTGTCGTCGGTGTAATCGAACGTGCGGTATTTCCCAGTTCCGTCCGGCTTTTCGCCGGCGAGAACAGTTAACTCGTCCATCGTCATCGCCGTTCCCCAGTCCACAAGTGCGCTCCATGTCGGCTGGTCTGGTGATTCCCATATTACACCCCATGCCCTTATCGTGTAATACAGCATGTCCTTTTGCTTATCCGCTGTAATCGTCAGCATCTCCGGCAATCGCGGAAGTTGTCCCTTGATATATCGAATCGGAGTGCGTGCAAGAACGCGGTCGAGGTCGTTTTCGTTAATCGCTGCGCCTGCTCGGATGAACGGAAGTCCGAGCGACATATTCGTGAACGTAATCAGCTTTCCAATGTCACTCTTCGCTTCTAAAAAAGCCTTCGCAATGTGGTTCCACCCGCCGCCAAGCTCGGGCGGTGCGTAGCCTCGCCATACGTGTGCGCTGATGCGGTCCTTTGACGCTTTTGGATTGTGCGCCATCCAGCGGTAACGGTTCAACATCCATCGCAATGATTGCTGTTCGATTTGCTTTCCGCAATGCCCGCATTGATACGTCGTCTCGTTCTCAACTTTATCCTCGTTGTATCCGATTTTGACGCGAATCATCTTCGTAGCGTCATACGGTGCCGGTGCCTCTGCCCATATCTCAGCGCACGAAAAGTCGATGCGCCCGAGCTTTTCCTCCATCGTTCCGGTTATCGGCATCAAATCATGGTCAAACGGAACGTGCTTTACAGGCTGATACGCTGGATCGTTCGTGAAAACTAGCCGTTGCCAGCCGGCCAAATACGGGTCACGGCTTTCTTCGCTCCATCCAACGGGCCATTTGTCGGGCATCGGTCGCGGTTCACCTTTTGCCTTAGCTTCCGCGCTGCAATGCGGGCATGGCAGGTAGCAATAATGCTGCGAGCCGCGCAAAAAGCTCTGCCATATCGGGGAAAACTCGCCAGCCTGACGCGGACTGCTGTTTTCGATGATTTTCCGCGTGAATGGAAAAAGCTGCGTGCGTCCGATGATTTTGTCTGCGCTCGATGAATCCTCTTTTCCGTCCTCGCTTGCTGATTTCTTTACGATTGCCTGCTTGCAGGAATCAAACTCGTTTATGATTGCAAGCTCCGCGTTGAATCCGTGCAAGTTCGCCTCTTCTCCCGCTCCAACAAAACGCAATATCTTCCCTTTAAATGTCTTCCAAAGGCTCGTCCAAGTAGTTCGCCCTACAATGGCAAGCCGTTTAGCGGGTTCGCACAACTGAATAAATGGGTCAATTTCGCTTTTGCTGACTTTCTTGGCTGATGCTCCGGACGGGTCAAGCCATACCACGCTGCCAGCTTTTTCCGCGAGCCAATAAAGCATAAGGATGATGGAAAACAGCGTTTTACCCACGCGAATTGATGCGCAAAGGCTGATGAAATGAACATGCCCTTGCTGCGCTAGGTCAAACAATCCGCGAAAGATTGGAAAGCGTCCGGTGTTGAGCTTGCCGGGCATCGGTCCGCTTGCTTCGGGCGGAATGGATACGTGCTTGTCGGCCCACTGCCAGTATTTCAGCAGCGGACGCGGGCGGATTATCTCGCGCAACAGGCGTTTTAGTAGGTCACTCGCTGGGCGGTAGTTTATCATGTCTCAATGATTTGCGTCCGCTGTAAGTAAAACCCGCCAATCCGTTTCAAAGCTGCGAGAACTTCTTCCCGTAAGTGCTCCGGTGTTTCCTCGACTGCCTTTTCAAAGTCGGCAACCTGCAACGCGCCAAGGGTCGATTGCATTTCACCGTGGAGGATGCGGCTGATTTCCGGAACGTCACTGAATCCCTGAACCATTGGAGCCGCTCTATCTGGGAACGAGTCCATGCCGTTTTGGACTGCGGCCAATAGCCCACCGAGGTTCTGCTCTAGGTCATCCACTAGCACGGCTTTCTGGCTTTCGAGATCCGCCTTGATTCGCTCGCGCCTTACCTTCTCTCGGATAAGGGCGCAGTTCCAATCCTCTTTTGTCTGCGGGCCTTCGTCGTCATCGTCGTCCGTGTCGCGAATGTTCGTCGGTAGCTCGTCGCTCCTTTGCCCTAGTCCCTTTAGTTTTACAAATTCCCGCCATTTATTTACATCATGGTCGCCGTTCGGTAACTGCGCCGGAGAGTCAGGATGAGCCTTGCGCCAATTCACTATGGCCTGACGACTTACGCCAAGCTGCTTCGCTACTTCCCCGTATGATGAGACGAATCGTGGCATTTATGACTTATTGCAAGTTAATGGACGTAAAGCCGGTATTTAAGCCAAATTTAGAAAAATGAACGGAGAGAGAAAAAC